CTCCAGATAAAGGGTAAACACGCAATTTCCGCAACGCTCGTGAATTCATGGGACACGGATGGCGAGTCAGAAACGAGCCGACTCTTGGAATTCATCAGCGAACTCCGAGGCGATCTCATCTGTTTCGCCGCGGGGCCGCTCAGTAAAGTCTGGATTCCTCTCTGTATGAAACGAAATCCTGCAAATATGTATGTGGATGTGGGGGCGTCGCTGGACGTTTTCACAAAGGGGGCCACGAATCGCATGTACACGAATCCGTCGCATCCGTTCACAAAGGAGACCTGTGTGTTCCGTCAGAAGCCCGCAAAACGACTGGTATACTTTTGCGTATTTTTCAAAGAGGACTACATCCAGCTTCTGAAACTTCTTCTTACAAGTCTCATCTACTTTTCAAAGACCGACGGTATAGATTTTCTCGTATTTACATCGGAAGACTTCAAAAGTAAGATAGAAATTCTTGGACATCAAATAGGCCTATCTATACAATTCCATTTTATGGAATGTAATAGTACACATGAGGCAAGTAGTTCTAAACTTCGCATATTTGATTATCCATCCATAGATTCATACGAGACAATTCTATATTTGGACACAGATATCATTATACAGGGTGATATTACACAAATACTAAATAACAGGCTTGATGATCTCGTATACGTTATACCAGAGGGTAGAATAGGACACGAATTTTGGGGAGGAACATTGTTTAATTTAGACACTGTAGATCCAAACACAGAAGGAATGAATGCGGGTGTAATTTTATTCAAAAACTCAGAAACGACTAGCAAGATATTTAAAGCCGCATTGGACCATATAGAGACTACGAAACGGGATGGAAAGGTTGTACCCCTTTGTTTGGAGCAACCCTTCTTGAACTTTCACGCCTATTCTAAATGTAATAAGACCCTCCTTCAAAAATACGTAGCATTGTATAAAGATAAACCGCCCGCCCCCCACTCTTTGCCAACCGATATTTCTGTATGCCACTTTGCTTGGCCATTAGGTGATACATATCACAAAATGAGGCGAATGGCATCACATTTAAGCCATTTATGTTCATCGTATTCTAAACTTTATGATACAAATACGAAGATTCTTCCTGCGTATAATAAATATACATGGGGAAATGGGTTTGTAGAAATAACGGAGTCTGGCTTGAATACCTCATGGGGACCTGGTAAGTATACAATATTAAATGCGCAGATGTTATACCTAAGCTGGAACGGTTTAACACATTTGGTCCGATTTAATCCGTCTATGAAACGATATGTATCCGTGCGTCTCAACGATGCAATCATATCATCTGGAGAACGCATATATGTTCCTACGAAAAATCTCCTCTACTTCTGTGTGTTCCATAATCACGACTATTGTAGGCTTGCGCGTCTTCTCCTAACGTCCATGCGCCTCTATTCGTCCATAAAGGCGTTTGATATTCTCGTCATGACTACGGAGGAATTCCGGAAAGAGTTTGAGGCCCTTGCGAAGGAACTCCGTATCCACATCCAAGTCTACACTCTTCCGCTAAAGACCGTATTTCAGGCGGCCTGCGCACGTTTGAAAATATTTGATTGGGATGAAATTGATGCCTATAAGACGATCCTGTATGTGGACACGGACATCATCATCAAAGGTGATTTGGAATCCTTATTTCAGATTCCAAGCGAGGATAAACTCTACGCAATTCAGTCCGGAACAATTGCAAGTCGGAATTTCGGAGGCGATTTATTCAAGGACTGGGTAGATTTTTCCAAGACCGGCTTTAATAGTGGAACACTTCTGTTCCGGAATTCAACCCCTATGCGCAAACTCTTTGCGAATACTTGGACACAGGCTATGGAGCATGCGTTAAGTCCTCCCGCATGTATGGACCAGCCGTTTTTGAATTATCAGGCGATTAAAGACGACCTGGTCGATAATACGGCCCTGAACCCATTCGTGAGCCTCTACGAAGACAATGATGTCGTTATAAACGAGGCCACGTCCGTTCTCAGCCATTTTTCGTTTCCTATAGGGAATTTTGCGCACAAATTCCAGCGTATGAGTGCATATTTTCTAAAGGGGCTGGCTAGAAAAGAGGAGACAGCCTTCACATTTGTTGGAAAAACGTACTCTTGGGGGGCTTCTGGCTCTATTACATTCGGGGTGAATGGTCTAGAAACCACGTGGGGAACGGGGACATACGAGGTTCTCGGAGAGAAGCGTATCAAGGCCTCGTGGAACGGATTTGAACATTATTTGACCTTCTTCAAGGAGGAAGCCGAATACGTTTCTGTGCGTACAAAGCCAGAAGATTATGATATCGTATTTGGTCGTTTACAAAATGGTGAAAGTATATATATATACGGCGATAGTCACGCAAAGCTCTTATTTAATGGTCTAACAGTTCCGCACAAAAATCTCTTTGAGTATGGAACGACCATGCACAAGATAGGACGCGACAATGTAATTCCGAAACATCATTCCGCGCACAACTCGAAAGATGCAACCTTTGTCTTCGTATATGGGGAAGTGGATTGTCGTGCGCATATCCGGCGTCAAGTAGAGACCGGACGCCAAGAGGAAGAGGTATGTAAGACACTGGTCAAGGCCTATTTTAAAACAATCAAGTCATCAATAACATTGTACAGGTCCATTATTGTTGTGGGGATTCCTCCGCCCACAGATGAGGTGGAACATCGGCACGAACACTCGCTTCCCTTTACAGGGACCAAAGAGGAGCGTGTGGAGTACACTCGACGAATGAATACACTTTTAGAGGCCGCGTGCGCCGATTATGGTTTCATATTCTTCGCCCCGTTCCAGAATTACACGCGCGCCGATGGATGCCTTGACTATACGCTTTCGGATGGCTGCATTCATATTGGGAAGAATGCTAAATTTCTCCAGGCCTTCCGTGATGTGTTGCTAAAGAAACCAGAATATCCTGTAATCTTACATACGTGCGATAAGTATGAGCAGTTCTGGAATCACTGGTATTTCTTTTTTCGGAAGTATGTGAGCGGGGTCAGCAAGGTCTATTTCGTCACGGAAGAGAAGGAACCGGTGTTTTCGGATGAGGTTACTGTGATTAAGACGGGGGGCGGCCCGTGGGGAAAACGTCTTCTTATTGCCTTTGAGCAGATTTCGGAGCCCTATGTGTATTATATGCAGGAGGACTTCTGGGCCGCGCAGGCCTTCAATCCGAGTACGTACGTCCCCACATTTTTCCACTATGGGATGGATGCGCTGCGTATTACGGATCGGTCGCCTCTATATTCTCTGGACCAAGTGAGCGGTACCTTGTATCGTTTTAAGCAGAACTCGGACTACTTGATGACGCATCAATTCAGTTTGTGGAAGCGGGACTATTTCCAGAAGTGGATACGTGCAGAGGATGAGCCGTGGGGAAATGAGATGGAACAGTCGGTGGAAATTGCGAAGACGAAGCACACAATTTATCTGATAGATGCGCCTTGGTACGAGGCGACGGTACGCAGAGGGACTCTACAGCCGAACGGCAAGCAACTCTTGGATGCACACTCGGAGGAAATTGCGAAGTCATTCGTGAACAATGATTGGTATGCTAAATTCTTGTTGAAAATTCGGGAAAGTCTTGCGACCCAACCGATAGAGTCTTTTCCCAATTGGCAAATTCTACACTTTACGATGTTCACTCCAGCAAATTCTGCAGAGTGCGCAGCAATTGGATATAAGGGGAAGCCGCCGCAGGATGTTCTAGAACGGAACAAGTTGCATCATAAATTTCTGTGGACGAAATTCACGGAAATTGTGGGCCAAACGGCCATCAACGGAATATTTGAATTCGGGGGAGGATATGGACAATTGCGAAAAGTGGTGTACGAGATGCGCGCAGAAATTCTGTACGCAATTTACGATTTTCCGGAATTACACGCAATTCAGAGGCACTTTTTGGCCACAATTCCGACGGAATTTTACACGTCAACGGATGATCTTCCGACGGGTAAGTATAACATATTTGTATCATTTTGGGGATATACAGAATCTCCAAAGGAGTTGCGTGATGGACTCATACCTTTTTTTAAGGCTGCCGCATTTGACGTGTTGTTTTTTGGACTTGCGCAGACTTTCCAGTTAGATAATATTACGTATTTAAAGCGATTGGCGGATATATTGGGTTATTCGGTTGAGTTCGTTCCAATAAATGAAATGAAATCACACGACGGAATACAATTCTTTGGAATTTTACGCAAATAGTATTTTGAAAAGTCATTATACTTTGACTCCGAAGATTTTCCGCAACTTCTCTGAATCAACGGTGTTAAATGTAGGAAGGCTGCCTACACTCATTGGGGCTGTAGTAGCCGACTCTTGGAATCCCTCTAAACTCATAGAAAACTTCCAGGCCATTCTGTGGGTTAATTTGAAAACAAGCGCAAATACAAGCGCATGGGTCGCCGCAACGACCATCTTGGAACTCCGCGAGGGGATTGTCAATAGTATACCGGGAGTGAGTAAGTAGAAAAGTACAGCTGTATAGAATAATATAAAGAGGTTCTGCATGATTTTATACTTTCTATGTAGAAAATATTTTCTGCGTTGAGCAATTCCACGCAATATACGCATTGAGCGTCCATGCAAAGAAGAGCCATGCCGTATAGGGACTGAATAAAAACTGCGCACCTCTTGTTGTGAGAGCTGCTTGTGTTTTTAATGCGAGCCATATCATCATAGTAAGAATAGCCAGCGCAAACGTGGGATTTTTCGCGAATACGGGAACCCAGAAAAGGTTGAGAACAAGACCGATGATAAGAATATCGCGCAGCCGCGTATTATTTGAATGTGTCAAGAGGGTATAAAGGTATATTGCGTAAAGAACGGGCCACACGTATTGGAAAACGTAACTCGGCGGTTGCCACGGAGGACGAACGCACGTATTAAACCGTGAGGACATTATGCTATTTGGTAAAAATATTTTCTGACCTAAAATCTGGCCACTATCTATTCTATAGACGATGGTCATATCTAACGAGGCCTTGACAACTCTTCCGCATTACCTGGCGATGATTCCTTGGCGTAATAGTCAAGATATAAGATACCCCTATATGGTGTTTGTATGTACGTCCCTATCGTTTGCGTGGCATTTTCACGGAGAGCCGAAGTGGACTATGCTTTTTTTTGCGGATCATTTGGGCGCGGTCATGTGGTTTATTTACGATCTCCATTTGGCTGCTGGGCTAATCGAAAATAAACGCGAGTTTATTATTGCGTTCAATACGGCGACCTTTCTTCTATATGTACTTTCTGTTGTGCTCGGGGAGCACCATGCGGTCTGGCATATTTTTTCGGCTCTAAAGTGTATTTTAGTGTCTGTGGTCGCCACACAGGATTAATAGGCGAACATCATGCCTCCGCGGCCTGCGTACACACGGAAGATATTGTAGGTCTCTGCCCAGGTCCAGACAATGTAGCGAGGGACATTGGTTTTGGCTGAACTTCCTGCGAGCGGTTTGAACTCAAGGTCAAGAGATATACTTGTGACCTTGTCGAGATTTGCTTCACCGCAGGGATACGAGGGGTCTAAATTACCGTGATTCAGTCCGAAATGGAGTGAATACATGTAGCGATTGATATAGGGGGACTTTTTCATTTCGGTTGAGGGAATAAGAGAGCGAAAAACAGAGGGACTGAGAATGGAATAACGTACGAGACTCCCTTCATACATGAGTTGAATAGTTTTGAGTGGCTCGGAATTGCGGAATACGAATCCGGGCTGAAGAAGCGCCGGCGATTTCATATTGATTGGATTTGCATCGGGCCACCAGAGTTGGCCTGGAGCCGTGGCGCCCGATAGATCCCGTGTGGCGAGGAAGGGCGCATTGAACGAGGGGGCTTCGTAGCGATTTGCATAAAAGAAGATGTTTCTGGTAGGGTTCGGTATTTTCAGGTCAATTGATGCCATTGGAGCAGCGGAAGTATCATACGGCTCAAATGCGTAGTGTTGTGTGATGGGAACTTCTATATCCGATATGCGGAATCTGTTGGCTTCGGGGCCATCCAAGTATATATATTCGGCGATGATATAGGTGTCCTTGAGAAGAAGGGGGCTCGGCATGGTCGTATTCGGAATGCGTCTTGCATTCACGGCGACGGCAGGATTGCCTGTGACGCCTGCTGTCGCGGGAAGGCCGTATACTGGCGAGCCGGCTGGATCGGCTACATAGAATGCGCCACCCTCTATAGGGAAATAACGGGAGCCGGCGAGTGTCGTTGGATTTGGTGAAAGGGCCGTACTGACAACGAGGTTTGCAACTGGATTAAATGTAACAGTGAGTTTTACGGGGTCAACTGCGAGAGCATCTATGGGTAGGGCTATACCAGAGTCTCCGCGAGAGAACCAGAAGGGCAGAGGGGTATAAGTTACGACGGGGGCGGCGGATGCAGTAGAAAATTCGGGGAAATTCGTAATGTTTCGCCGGATAAGGCTGTTCATCAGCGGGATCTTTTCTAGAGGTGTGTAGAACTCGTCGAGCATTTCTAGAAGTCGCCCGTCAATCTGCTCTACGCGGACACCTCCAATATCAATGGTGGCCGTATTCACGATGGCGTGGCCAAGTGAATTCGTCCACGTCCAGGCCGGTCCAAGAAAACCCGTTGTTTCTGCGGCTGTGCGCTGGGCCGTGAAAATATCCGGATAGGTACATACAAGAAACATACGGGAAATGAGATGACCCTTTCTAGGGAGTGTAATGACGGCTTTATTTCCAAATGTGGGATTTGTATCAAAGTCTAGACGAACCCATTGTGTCGTAAAACGACCTGCCTTAATTATGACAGTTGTGAATAGAGCCACGTTGGGCTGCGCTTTCATAGAAAGAAGTCGCGAGTCTTGTATTCCGCTATGCAAGACTCGCAAGAGTGCTGCGACCATACTATTTAGATGGTACTTTGTTTATTTAGATGGCGATTGTAACGTCTAACGGTACTAGACCTTACATCCGTCGCCTAAAATATTCTCGATATACTATGTAGGAGGTATGCGAGTAAAAACGTGGTATCCGTTTCCTGAGACATTTAATAAGGACCTGTGCGTTCTCCCAACCGACGGTGAATCTCAATACGAGGCATTCCAGTCTATTTTTGCGAAAATTATGTCAGCCACATTTGGGTCTGAAAAAAAGGTTACAACCAATGTAAGTCCATATGAAATGTTGTGCGAAAAATTTGGTATTGAATTAATTTTCTCAAATACTACTCCTGATGTAGTAGGGCCAGAAAAACGTATTATATGGTATGCTCCGGGAAAAGTTACGCACTACATTGCGAATGTGAACGGAAAAGAAATGAATCCGTATGACAAACTACAAGCTGTAAATACGCAAGGCTTCTGTCAGATGTTCGCGTTTTTTCTCGCAAAAGGGGATACGGTTGGATTTAAGAATGTGGAGCAGTCTAAAATGATAAGTCTTGAGAATTTCAATATTCTCGTACATAATACACAAACATGTCTTAAAAAGAGCTTTACTTACATAGAGGATGACCCTAAAATATTAGAGCGGTTTGGGGAGTTTTTCCAAAAGGTTAAGAAAGCGAGCCGTGAACAACTAGGAATAAAAAAAGGGATAACCTTTGAGGAATACATAAGGGATTTCAAAAAAATAAATGAATCGGAAATTTGTGTAAAAGCCTATATTTATGACAATCCTTTACGTGGCTATAGTGACGGTAAGCCGAGACTTCCCCTATGGTTTTTGCCAGAATACAAAGCACCAAATTACAGTGAACAGCCATATTCCTATGATTATCCTAAAGCCGCTCCTAGAGCAAGTCGTAGCAGATCTCGTAGCAGATCTCGTAGAGCAGTTTTTAGTGAAAATCATAGAGCTCCTGGCGCAAGTCGTAGGAGAGAAACTAGGCGTGATTCGCCCAGAAACTATTACCGTGATGTAGGCATCTAGGCTAAGTTAGGCACATTCCGTTAATCCTCAAACAGCGGGTTCGCAAGACCATTCGCGAAGCGAAGCCAGTTGATTTCCATACAGAACACCCTGATTTCCCAGTCCTGTTGGGTCAAAATGCCACCTGGATTTTTGATTTCCATTGTGAGTCGCATAGAATTCGTACGAGAAGCATTGATAGAGCCTGTAGGTTGGTGTGTCCCAGGATTTTCCGCAAAGGAAAGGCCGTATACGTAGGCTGAATAGGCCGCATAGCCGCCCCTATGTTTGGAGGCTATATGTTGTCGGAAATACTGTTCGTCAGCCTCTATCATCGTAATTCCGTTCACCTGGAGTTTTGCCGCGACGAGCATGGGTTGCGTGAAAAAGGCTTCTGTCGGTGTTAAAGGCCACTCGGACTCCACACGACTCGTATAGTTTGTCCATTCATTGTTTAACCCAGTGGCCTTACGCCGAATAATCCATATTATTTCCTCTAGAGGATGATTCGCCTCTAGGGGTAATTGTATTGTCACAGTGTCCGCCGCCGTATTCTTGGACACCTGATATTTCGTGGGCTCATCAAACGTAAAGGTCTGTAGTTCCCTGTGTAACATCTCAAACGGTTTGCGGAGCAAATGTTGGCGGTATTCACCGTCAAGAAGAGCCCCGTGTGTGACAAGAGCAACGGACTCTAGTAGAGGTATGGTGGCCGAGGTGGTGCGCACTCTGTCAGAAAACTGGATGCGCCGGTCCAAGGGGACTTCGTCGCATGACGCCCGCGCCCCCGAAACTCTACGGACAAGCTCGGAAAAGGGGCGGAGCGTGACGAAAATACGGACGGCCCCTTCTTTGGCCCCAATGAGCGGTAGGGCCTCCTGGTATTTCACACGACCAAAGAAAAAGGGAAGAGGGCAATGTACGTATCCATCCTCTGTGGGAAAATTCCGTACACTGCCGGCAGTTGCAAAGTTTCGTAGCGTCTGTATGGGGATCTTCGCAAGATGGTCGTATGCAATTCCGAATTGCGTATTGTAGTCTGTAAACAAGGTGGCGAACGTAAAGATGAAGTCGCCGTCAATGGTTTCCAGGGTCTTTCCGTCTATTTCAAGCTCTGCAGAAGCGATACAGGCGGAGCCGAGTGAATTTGCGTATTCCCATGCATCGGCTTGAGGGTTCGTATAAGTAATTCGACCTGCCTCAAGCTCATAAAGCGTATTGGAGTCGAGCCAGTGTCCGAGTTTGATTTGTAGGGCTGCTCCAAAGAGGAGGTCACCTATACGAAGAGAGCCGAGATCGAAACAGAAGCGTTGACCGAATTCGGCGGGGCCACGGAATAGAGTGGTTTGCACGTGAGGAATAAAACTGACAGTTTTGCGGTTGCGATCTTTAGAAAACCACGATCTGTTTGTGGTGAGCGGGAAGAGGTAATTCTCTTGGGGGTCACGATCCGTGAGGTCCAAGAGTGTTGTAATTCCACCTACGGGGTTCATACTATGTTATGAAAGTATTCTTTTAGTGGCGTTAACATCTAAGTAGTTGGCGGTAGTCAGCATCACAATATTTTTAACCTATGATTAGATGAAGGTAAAAACAACTA